TCACGCTGCACCCCCTTTTGCCTGCGCCAGTTTGACTAGAACGGCGTCCGTTTCGTCGGGTGAAACCCGTGCATAATGCTCGATGACGTTCGCCGCGTATCGGACAGACCAGCCCATGTGATTTGCGATTTCTGCCAGCGACAGGCCCGCATTCAGCAGCCGTGTGGCGGCTGTGCCCCGCGCATCATACAACCGAAGGTCTTTGGACAGCTTGGCCTTGTCCCGCCACTGTCTGACGCCCTCAGAAGCCCTATGCGTGGTCAACTGGTTCCCCGTTGCGTTCGTCAGGATCAACATTTGCCCCGGCGGGGTTGCGTCGATGACATTGGCAAGCGTTGGGGTGATCGGGATATGCGCCAACCGCCCACGCTTCTTCGTTCGGACGCGCAGCCGCCTTCCCATTGGCGTCTCTTCGATTTGACCGATGGTCAGGGTGGTCAGATCATGGGGGCGCAAGCCTGTCTCACAGGCCACACAGAGGATGCGGCGGACCCATTCAGGCGCAATCGCGTTGAACGCTTCCCGGTCGGATGGTGCCCAGATGACTTCCGAGCGGTCCACTTCGTAAAGCCGGTGCAGCTTGTGGCAATGGTGTTCGGCCAGCTTGCCTTCTTCCACCGCCCAATTCAGGATTCGGCTTGCATGGGTTCCCGCTGCATCATGTTGCTTTGGGGAATGCTTCCACTGTGCCCGCCATGCGTTCACGTCACCGCGCGAACCGCGTTCTTCGAAAATCACTGCGGGCGCATCCCAGAAATGTTCCGCAAACCGTAGGCCCCATTTTCGAAGGTCATCGCGGGACCGTTCGCCTTTGGGCATGGCAGTGCTGGACAGAAAGTCATCGACCATCTGCGGCGTCATGTAGTCCGCCGGTTGCGGACGTGCCGTCACTTCCGCGAATGCCTGATAGAATTCGTTTTCGGTCGGGTGGCGCTTGTCGTCGGTCCAGAATTTCGGCCCGCCGCGCCATGCGTAGAAGTGCCAGCGATAGCCGTCTTTTACCTTCCGCCTTACCCGGTGAACACCTTTCGGTAGATCATGCTGCCCCATGGCCTGAATGCGCCTCCTGCGCGATTTCAAGGCACTTCGGGTGGTAATACCGGACCCCGGCACCTTCGCACCGGCACAGTTCCCATCCCGTGAGCGGGTGCGGGTCTTGCCACGTGAGCCGCTGCCATTGTTCCAGCGACTCCCCCACCAGCCTTGCTAAAAGTCTTTCATCGGTCGGCAAGGTGCCAACCGGGTCTTCGCCCTGCGCGATGCAGAACAAATCAAATGCCACCGCCCGAACCTGTTTTTGGCCCAACAGGCGGATTTCAGAACGAAGCCACCAATCAACAGGCCACGTCATCGCGCGCGGGCGGTCGAGCCTCACGCCCGCCGGAAATGGATAAACGAATAGGTTGTCAGGTTCTTTGGGCATGGCGCGCCTTCCACTTCTCGCGCGGTGTCATTTCCGCTTCGGCGGGCGCGGCGGTGCCGTCCGAAGGCAACAGAACAACGGTCCCGTCAGGTTGCACATGCACCGCCGGGGGCGTGTCCCATGCAGCCTTCCACGCCTTCAACATGCGTGTCAGGTCCGATTGCCTCACTGTTGCCTTCGCCGCTGGCATCGTCACACCCGCCTTACGCCGCTGTTCCGTTCAAGCGGACGCGAACCGTGGTCGCGGCATCCGCTGCGGCTTCGGTCGCCGCGCCAATCAGCTTGTTGCCGCTGGCAGTGGTGGTCACGTTGGCGGTGTCGGCCTTCCAGTAGACCTTCGCCCCGGCGTCGATGGCACCCGCCGTCTTCGGCAGTTCGAACACCCCCACCACGGCGGCTTCGAAAGGGTCACCGGCGCTTGCCGCGCTTGCGGCAACCCCGAACAGTGCATTCATGATAACGCCCTGCCCGGAGGCAACCGGGTCGGGGCTGGTGAAGGTGAGCGTGTCACCGGTTTGGACAAAATTGCGCATCAGGTCAGTCCTTTCGTCGTTGTCGGATAGATGGTGCGCGGGCGCGGCCCGCGTGTGAGTTTCGAGATTTCCGCCTCAATAGACGCCAATGCTGCGGCCATTTGGGCGTCCGTCTTGTAGGTGACTTCCTCGCCGTCCATGCGAACGGTCATCACGCCTTTGAAGCGCGCGCGCCGGAGTCTATCCCGGCACGCGGTGAGTTCTTCCAGCGTCATCACGCGGCCGGAATCTGTTGGGCGGGACGCCAGTCCAGCCACCCCGCGCCGAAGTCGAGGAAGGCCCGGAATTTCAAGCCCAGAGTGTCCCATGCCTCCGTCCGCTGGATCTGGACGCCCTGCGCGGCGGACAGGTAGGCGTATTGCATCGCCGCCAGTCGGGCCGGGTCCGCGAAGACATACCAGAAGTCATCCGGCAGGCGGGGTTCCACCAGAAGCGACAGCTTGCCGCCGAAGGGGTTCACGTCATCCGCCTTGTTCGGCTGGATGGACGCCAGAACCTTTTCGGCTTCGGTTTCCAGCGCCGCCGACACCAGAAGGTAGCGCGGGGCCACGGCGATGATGGTTTTCCCGTCCATCCCCTTGCGGGTCCGCATCGTCTTGCGGGTTTCGGTCAGGGCGGTCACCGAAGGGGCACCGGCGGTGCCGACATTGCCCCGGCTGGCGTCGAAGACAGGGGTTCCGTCCGACATTGCCGGGTTGCCGGTTATCAGGTTTACCAACACATCCGCTTCGGTCTGCGCAGCGGCTTCGCCAAACGCGGCGGTCATGTCACCCAAAAGGTTCACATCATCGTTGATCAACAATTCCCGCGTGACGGTCATGGCGCGCGCGTAGGTCTTGAGAAACATCTTCTCGCCGTTCTCGGCGCGGCTGGTGGCCTTGATTTCCCCGTCTTCGGATAGCGGTTCCAGCCGCCCCATGTCGCCCAATCGGATGGCGGTGCTTTCCTTGAAGTTGGGAAGCGTCCGCTGGCGGCAGAGGGTTTTCAGGGGGCTTTCCGCCGCCTTGTAGGTATCGAGCGCCACCTTGTTCGCGGCGTTCGAAACCACCAGCGGGAAGTCACTGGACGTGTGCGCCGCCCGCGTGAACACTTCATCGGCGGACATGCCCCGCGTCGAAACACCTTCGCGGGCAAGGCTTTCAACCGCCATGTCGCGCAGGCTCATGTTGACGTACTGGCGGGCATCGTCGGGCAGTTCGCCACCGGCCATGCGGTAGGCAACGGCATCTGTCTGGCGGCGCGTGATGACCGCCGGGTCATCATTGGCCGGGGCGTGGCTGCGGATGATCGGCGCGCTACGCTGGCGGTTCTGTTGCGCGTCGAAGATTTCGGACTTGGCGCGGGTCAGGTCCGCCCCGGCGTCAATCAGGTCATCGGCAATCTGCGGCTCAAGGCCAGCAGACCGGACCAGCGACCGAATTTCGGTGCGGCGGGTCTTTTCGGCGTCATCCGCCGGGGTGGTTTCAATCACATCATCAGCCATACCGGCCTCCTTTTTGTGTCGCAGGGTTGCCGCCGGATCGGCGGGGTTCGAAGTCAGGGTGACCTCCGTCAGTGCCCATTCTGCCGGGCGTCGTGTGCGGGTTCCCCCGCTTTGGTTTTCGGTCCAGCGCGTGACGCGGTATCCGATGGACACGCCGCGAATGGTGCCGTCGGCAATCCTTTGCAGCACCGGGGTCACGTCATCGGCGGCGCTCAATCGCAGCTTCGCAATCAGCTTGTCGCCCTCCACTCGCACCGCTTCCACGGTGCCCATGGTGTCGCGGATGCTGGCGGTGCGGTGACTGTCCAGAACGCGAAGGTTCGCGGTGTTGGTCAGGTCCAGCGTGGAAAAGTCCAGCACTTCGGCAAATGTGCCCCGCGCATCGCGCTTCATTAAGGGCGCGGTGGTGGCGATAACCGCCTCCACAGTGCGGGCTTCGGGGTCGAAGCTGGCCGGGGCCATGGTGGCGTCAAGCGGCATCGGTGCCCTCCTTCGGGTTCATCGGTTGCGTTGCCGGGGTGGCGAAGGTCAGGCCCAATTCGGCTTCGCGGGTGCGATCCGCTTGGATTTCTTCGTCGATATCATCCGCGTTCCACCCCAGTTCGTTTATGGCGTTCGTGCGGCTGGTAAGGCCAAGGGCCAACGCCTTTTCGGTCGCTTCCAAGTCCTTCGCCGGGTCCACCTGTTGCGGACGCGGCATAATCCAGTCGCTTGGGGTATCGGCGGGGGCGTCGATGCGGCCCGCCAGAATTTCCAGCGCCAGCCAGCGCCGCCAGACAGGGCGCAGCACTTGGGGTACAAGCGTGTTGTGCTGCACTTGGTCAATGCGCGCCCGGAAGGGAATCAATCCCGCCCGGAGGCTGGAATAGTTCGCGTTGGTCAGGTCACCCGACAGCAGGAATTCCGGCACCCCAAGCGCAGCGGCCAATTCCTGCAACGTCATGCGCAGCAAGGCGGGGGCGTCTTTGATCTGATCCGGGGCGCTGAATTTCACGTCAGTTCCCAAGGGCAAGCGGACAAGGCCACCCGGCTCCCAAGTCGGTTCCGCGAATAGTTCTTCATCGCCGCCAATGTCTGACGTGTCGGTGATGAAGCCTGCCTGCATTGCGGACATTTTCGCACCGACAAGCGTGGCATCTTTCCACTGATTCAGTTCATTCGCCGTCACAACCGCCGGTGCCACCCAAGATAGGCCGCGCACCTGCCCCGGTGCGATCGGATGGAAGACGTGCAGAACGTCCGCCGCCTCCACCCGGACGGCTGGTGAATGGTCAGCGAAGACCGAATGCGGGCGCTCTGGGAAAATCCAGTAGGCCACTCGGCGTCCGCTGGCGTCGAATTCCACCCCCTGCACAATCTGGCGACCATCGCGCAAAATTGCGGTTTTTGCCGGGTCCAAATGATCCGGCGGGATGACTTGGATTTGCAGCCCGTCCGCCGTGTTGTGCATCACGGCCAGACCTTCGCCATACACCACCATGTCGCGGGCGATTTGCGCCAGAAGCCCGCCGAAGTCGGTTCGCCCCGCATGGTCGGCGACTTCGGAAAATCGGTCGAAGGCAAAATGAAGCTGGCGGCGCGCGTCCCGTTCCACCCCGCGCACATTCGGGCGCGGCCCGGTGCCGACAAGGAAGGTGACAATGTTTGCAACCGCGTTGGCGATGTACGGGTTATTGACAGCTTGGTATGCCGCCCGACTGCCGACAAGCGAAAGGCCCGCCGAAACCTCGGAATTGATCGGGCCGAAAGTGCCTAATCCGCCGCCACGCCGCCCGCCGGTCGCGGCATCAAGGCTGCGGCGATGGTTGCCGCCCGTGCCACCCTGCGCCATGTGGGACAACGCAGGGAAGTGGAAGGCACGGGCGGCGGTGCCGATGATGCGCGACAGGGAGAAACCTTTCGGACCAAGCATCATCGGATTCCTTGTTTCTCTTCAAAATCTGTGCCGACAGTGGCGGGGGCGCGCTTGGTTGACCACGCCCCCACCTTACCGATGATCATGGCACCCAAGCCGACCATCGGATCACTCTTCCAGCCAGAATTCGTCAATACGGGATTCGATTTCCGTAAGATCGAAAACTAGTGAATAGTCGAATTCAGGACTGCCAAGGTGCGAGGCCAAATCTCGCTCACGAACCGCATCGGCAAGAAAATGCGGGTCGGTCACGATTTGAATGCCTTCGCCCTTCTTGGTGCCCGGTCCGCTGCGCGGGGTAGGCGGGATGACTTCACCGGCCCGCGACGAAGAAATGACCAGAAAAGACTTCTCACCCGTAAACAAGAACAGGTGCTTCATCGCTTGCGCAATTTGCTTCGAGGCCGCTTCAACAGAAACGCCGGAATTGGACAGGTATCCCAGCATAGCAATACGCGCAGCGTCCGCTTTGGTGCATTCCCGCGCGGCTCCGGGCTTGGTCTCGTTGTCAAACACCAGAAGGCCCCGGTGCCCCCACTGTTCTACCCGCCCTTTGGGCAGGTCCAGTTCTTTGCAGATTGCAGACAAGCGCATCGCGTCCCCCTAAACCTTTTATTTCGTGTAGCAGGTTTTCACCTCTTATGTCAACTAGTTTTGGCGTCGGGGAGATTGACCAGCCGCATGGCATCGGCCTTGATCCGGTCAACGGCGTCATCTTCCAATGCCTCCGGCGTGGCGAGAACCACCAGAACCTTCACCGCAAGGTCGCAGGGACTGGCGATAGGCGCAGCGATCATCGCTTCTTTCAGCGCATCAGCGCGGTCATAGAGCGGGCCAAGTATCCGGCGTTCATCGGCTTTTGTCAGCTTGTCCGCCGGATGCAGGGCCAGCGTTTCTTCAATGTCGTTCTGCGCGGACAGCCAATCCAGATAGGTTTTCTCAAGCGTGGTCTGCCCTTCGTCGCCGGGCGCGGCATGGGTGGTGCTGCAAGTGATGGTCATTGCGGTATCCTTCTGATTGTCGTATTCTTACATCGTGTCAGACTTGCAGTCTGACTTCAAGTAAGATTTGGAATGATGACGCCTGCCCAATGCAAAGCAGCCCGCGCCCTTCTGGGCCTTGAACAGTCCGAAGTTGCGGACGCCGCAGGCATTGCCCGCGCTACTGTTGTCGATTTCGAAAAGGGTCTTCGTGTTCCACGTTCGAAAACTCTTGACGGTATCCGCGAAGCCCTTGAAGCCGCCGGTGTCGTATTCATCGAAGAGAACGGCGGCGGCGCAGGAGTTCGCCTTTCGCAGCCCAATGGTCACAATGATTGAGGCCCTGTTCTGGATTATATGCGCCGCCGGTGCATTCTTCGTCTTCGCCCTTATGTGGGGCGTGGTGGAAATGATGATCGGCACCGGCACCAGCCGCCAGAAGCGCGATCCCACCTTGAACGCCTTCCAGCAGCCATTGCGCCGGGATGACTATCCCGAAAGGAATTTCGACCGATAGACGTTTTTCGGTTTAGGTCGATCCTGAATGCCCCCGGCGCGCAACTGCGCTTCCCGTTCCTCGAAGTTAACATGCACCACCTGCCGCGCAGCGATGGCATAGACCACACAGTCCAGCGCCTCGGCCCGTCGCCCCGGCACCCGCTCAAACCGGCGCTGCGGCTGGCCGCGCACATAGCGCGTGACAGCCCTTTCACTGGCCAGTTGTTCGAACCAAACTTCGGCCAGATCATGGGAAAACCGAATGGACCCCGCCCGCGACAGACGCGCCATGATAGCCGTTTTGATCCCGTCCACCCCTACCAGCCAAAGGCGCGCGCCCTTCGTATTGCGCCCCCGTGACGGCTCGATGAAGGGCCGGGTTCCTGAAACCCCTTTGATGGCCATTATGCGGCGGCGCTGGCGGGGGGCGCAGAAGGCTTTGACCGCTTCCATGGTGGCACCGTCGCCCGCGTCGATTGCGGCGGCTTCCACGCCCAGAGAACCGCCAAGCGGGTGTTTCCATTTCGTCTTAAGCAGGTCATCCAGTTCGGCCCATGTCTCGTGGTGGTCCCACTGTCCCCAGATAACCCTATGCCCAAGGATAAAGGCGGTTTCGTCCTTGGCATAGCCTATCAGGGTGCATTCAAGCCGGTCATGTTGGGTGTCGATCCCGGCGGCGATGGTCAGAACGTCTTCGGGCAAGGCGTCCAGCCCAAATGGTTCGTTGCGGCCCGCCAGTTCGCTATCGTCCAGTTCATCGCCCGCACCAGTCCAGCCTTGACCAAGGATGGTGTTGACGAAGGTCTGCAATGTGGTCGGGTCTTTCTTCGCAGACAGGAATTCGCGCACCAGCTGCGGCCAAGAAGCGTTGGCGTGAAGCGATACCAGGGCGTTCAACTGGAAACCCGCATGGCCCTGCACCTCGGGCCGGGTCGCGCGCCATTGCCCCTGCGCTACCATCTTCGGCTTGTGCCGTTCCGTGATCTCGGCGGCGCAATGAGGGCACTGCCAGCGGGCGGTTTCCGGCTTGCCTTCATCCCATCGGATGGCATCCCAAAGGATTTCGGCAAATGCCCCGCATTCGGGGCAAGGCACTTCGTAAATCCGGGCGTCCGAATCCGCGAAGGCGCGCATGACGTTGCTGGTTTCCTCGTGAACCGGGGTGCTGCCCATGACGATCTTGCGGTCAGGGAAGGACAGCGTTCGCTTTTCGGCAAGCTGGATCGGTGACCCTTCTGACGTTGCGTCCATCGCATCCACTTCGTCCATGAACAGCACCCGGACGTTGTGGCTTCGCAGGTTACGAGGGGCTTTCGCCGCGACCAGCGTCAGCGAACCGCCCGGAAAGCGCCGCGCCAGAAGGGTGTTCCGTTCGTCCCGGTCGCGGTCATAGGTCAGCGCCTTGGCGACCATGGGCGAAGCGGCGAAAATCGGTTCCACGTCCGAAACCATGTAGCGGCGGCAATCGGCTTCGGCGGGAAGGACACAGAGAATTGCCGCCGGTTCGTTGGCGACAAAGGACGCCACCGCCGAAGTCAGTAGGGTTGTGAAGCCCACGCGCACCGGCTTGACCAGCGTCACCCGCTCGATGGCCGGATCACCGATGGCATCCGCGATTTCCCGCTGGAAAGGCCAAAGCTGGACCGGTCCCGGCTGTGCACTGACGCCTTCGGGCAGAACCACTTCGGATTCGATCCATTCCGACAGCCGAAGACGCGGTGGCGGGATAAGGGCGCGCAGGGCGTTGGAAAGAACCTGCTCAATTTCCATCACCAGCCTCCGTCAGCGTGGCGCGCAAGGCCCGGTCCATCGCGTCGATGGCCTGCGGGTCAATGTCAGGCAGTTCGGACCGAAGGCGGGACGGTACGGCCATGACGCGGGCGCGAAGCTGGCGAAGGGCGTCTGCCCATGTGCGTTCGACTTCGGACGCTTCCACCAGTTCGCCGCGCAGCTTCGCGTTCTTGATGGCCTGCGCGTCCGCCTGTTCCTTGGCAAGCCGCGCCCGTTCGCTGGTGAGGTTCGCTGCCTGATCTCCGGTGCCCCAGCCTGCGGCCATGCCGCGAAGGTGCTGGACATAGGCGCGGGTTGTGGCGGTCAGGTCGTAAGTGTCGTGTGACAGGTGAACGGCAATCCCGCGTTTCTTCAGGTCGGTCAGGGCTGCGGGTGAGATTTCGAAAAGGTCGCAAAGGTCTTTACCGCCCACCGTGTGCAGCGGCTCTTTCCCAAGCGGCAGTTCCGAAAAAATCTTCATTTTTCACCCCTTAGCAATTTTTGCAGCGGCTGAACCCTCGGGCTGTTTCGCACCCGCAAGCGGGAAACAGGGGAAGGACCCAAAGCCGGGAAAGGGCTTGTTTTCATGGCCTTGGGCGTCACTGCGCAGCAT